AACAAAGTCCAGTAAATAATTTCATCAATACTAATCAATCATCAAATACCCAAAATAATAGTGTAGAGTGGCGTGTGCTGAATGAAAATGAGGACGTTAGTAATTTATATGTCCAGAGCAAAACGCTTTTTGTAGGGGCTAATATGATGATTTTAAAGGGTACAGATGGAAAATTGGAAAAATGGGAAATTAATAAAATTTATCCAGTAGATGAAAAAGACTTAAAAATCAAAGAATTAGAGAAACAAATAAATGAATTGAAAGGAATGATAAATAATGAATATACAGAACCTAATAAGTCAACTAGTTCAATCAGCCAATCCAATGCAAATGCTAATGGGAATGATAAATCCTCAACAGCAACAACAAATAAATCAACTAAAAAATAAGCCTACTCAAGAACAAGCAGAAGAATTGGCTCGTTTATGTAATGAAAAAGGCATTAAGAAAGAAGATTTACAAAGAATAATGAATTATTTTAATTAGTTATCAATCAGCTTCCTGTTATCAGGAAATTGATTTGATATAAATAAAAACCTCATAAAGAGTGGGAAAGGAGGAATGACTTATCACAGCAAGCGACGTAATGGCAATTACTAGTGCTAGAGATAGTGGTTTTGGAAATAACGGGGCATGGATAATCCTATTATTTATTTTCATTCTAGCAATTGGTGGTGGCAATTTTGGTTGGGGAAATAATAACTCAAGTGGTGCTTTAGGAGTTGCTGAACTACAAAACCAAATTCAAACAGGATTTAATTTTAATGACGTAGGCGACAAATTAGATGGAATAACTAATGGTATATGCACTCTAGGATATAATTCTCTACAAAATGCTAATAGTATCACTCAAGCAATGAACACAGGATTTGATAGCGTAAATATGAATATCAATAATCTTAGTCATAGTGTAGAACAAGGTTTCTGTGCTATTAAGACTCAATTATTGCAAGACAAATACGATACTGTATCAAGAGAATTAGTGCAAGCTCAAAATGCTTTATCTAATAATGCTCAAAGTCAATATATCTTAGGACAAATTGGAACTTATTATACTAATCCACCATGCTACGGAAATTATTCAAATTGTGGTTGCAATAATTTAATCTAGTCAGAATGACTATTCCTCGAAAGAGTGATTTCTAAAGGTATAGATAAGCTCTATATCTTTTTAATTAGGTCGATTTCGACCAATTTAGAAAGGAGAATTTATATGAGTTGCGGATATAATATTTCAGCAATAAAAACTATTTTAATAACAAGTACTACTACTACCTCGACAGGAGTAATATTTGTACCTAGTGAAACTATTACAACAGATGATTTAGTAAATCTTGATAAATATAAAATGATACTAGCTTGCAACGTAAGACCGACAGCTAATTTACCAATTTATATTCAAACAGAAGCTGGACTAGTTCCTTTATTTTGTAGATATGCAGGAAATAATATTTTTCCAGACCAACTAAAAAGAAGATATTGCTATACTGTAGTCTATGGAAACAATAATGTTTATGCTAGTTTAGGACAATTTGTTCTTCAAAATAGTGTCTGTGCTACCGAGGGAAGAGGAACAACTGGACAACAAACAACAACTGGTGGACAACAAAAAACAACAGAGATTGCCGACACAAATACAGCTAACGTCAAAAGCAAGGAAAGGAGCTAGTATATGAAGATAAAAAAATATTTAGATGATATTATAGAAAAAGGCACTAAAGAAGATATGATTAAATTAGAACACGTCTTTTATAAAGCTATGGAACATATAGAGAAATGTGATGAAGAATTATACTATAAATTATGCGATAAACTATATGTCATCTGCTATGGAAGAATATTGACAGAAGATAGAGCTAAAGATATTGTTAAGAATATGAAGCCATATGGTATGCACTGGAGCTTAGAAGAAACAAAACAAGTTCAAGTTCAGAATGGTTTGACTAATTTAAGAGATATTGATTTCTTTGTCGTTATGAATAGTGCCTATAACGATTATAAAAATATCTTTGGAGAAGATTTGGATATATATATTAAATATGCTAAAGAATTTATAGAAGATGAAGATGGAAGAGATGATAAAGTATTCTTATATTTCACTACTATACCGATAAAGGAATAATTGACAAAAAAATATTAGAGTGGTATCATTCAATTAGAAAGCAATTGATTTAATGATTTGTTATCTATGCATATTTCCTTTTGTTATCAAATTATTATATTGTCGAAAATAGTTGTTGTTTTTATTAAAAAATTGATTGCTTTCGCTACGGTAAGGTAGACATTTACTCCAAATGGGCACCCAAATTTTGGGTGTTTTTTTGTGCATTTTTTAAATTAATTATGTAAACAAAACAATTACAGAGTAAAAAAAAGGTTGACAAATATAAAAAAGTATGTTATACTATATTTACAAATTCAGAAAAGGAGTGAATGAATATGAATATTGAAATACTATTAAATTTAAAAAAGGAATTAAAAGAGAAAGAAGATTGGAAAAACTATAAGGACTTAAAGAAAATAATTAATAAACTAGAATTAATAAATTCTAAAGAAGAAGAAACTACACCAAAAAGAATAACTATCTTTTCAAGATTTACTACAATTAGAGGAAAAGGTGGATATTTTCAAAAAGTAGAAGAGATAGAAGAATACGAAAATTTAACTGATAAAAAATTAAGTAAAAAATTAGAGGAATTAAATAAAAATAAAAGAACTAATTTTTACAGTATAAAATATGATTTCAAATTATCAACAAAAAAAGGTCTAAAAGACTATAAGCACTATTTAGTTGATATTGGTAGAATTTAAGGAGGAATTGAAATGATATTACTAACAGAAACAGAAAAAGAAATTATGGACGAGGTTGAAGAATTAACCAATACAGATTACTATATAACAGAAATTAATTATCAAGATGAAAAGCAATATATTATAAACGGAAAAGATTTATATATAGCTATTGAAGATTTGCTTTATAAGTATCACGTCTTAGAAGAAGAGTTTGAAGATTATAAAGCTGAACAAGAAGAGGAATTTATTGACTATGAATAAAGAAGAATTTATGAAAGAATATGATAAGCTTAGTGATTTAGAGTTTGAATATCAAATTCTAAAAGCTTATTGTGAAGATAAAAAAGAAATAAAAAGGGTAGAGAAATTATACAATGAACAGAAAGAAAAGATAGACAAATTATCAAATGAGGGCAACGATATTGAAATATAAATATATACTTAGGCATAAAAAAAATAATGTTTATTTACAATTTGTAAAACGACTCAATTTCAATCATTATACCTCTTATGAAGAGGCGACAAGATTTGATTATAATCAAGCAAGATATAGATTAAATAAATTTAAGCACCCAGAAAATTGGGAATTAAAGAAAGTGAGGATTAATGATGAAGATTAATAGATGGAATTATGAAAGCAGAAAATACATTCCAACAGAAATTAACGAAGACTGGAATTGCAAGACATATTCAGAAGATATGAAAGAATTGGTAAATTGCCCGTGCTGTGGAAAAGAACTAGAGTTTGGAAAAACTTATTGTAGTAGAGATTGGCATACAGAATTAGGGCTAGGATATGGCGTATGTAGTAAATGCTACAAAGAAGAAACTAGAAGAATAACAGAAAGCATAAGAAACTATTAATATAAGCGATTTTCAGAGCAGGAGGTATAATTTATCCATGAAAGATATTTTGATTAAAATTTTGGGTGCTTTTTTGATAACAGTTGGCGAGTTTATAGCTTGCTTTTCATGTTACAGATTAGTAAATCAACAAGACAAAACTAAAATAGAAAAATTAAAAAAACAAGTTGAAGAATTAAAAAAAGAAAATGAAGAATTAGAAAAAAAATTTAACTATGAAAAATTGCAAGCTGAATATTGGTACTATTATAATGTAGATGACGCTTGCTAAAAAAGGAGGAGTAAAAAATGTTAAATCAAGTAGTTTTAGTAGGAAGAATAATTGATATAAAAGAGGATGTTGGAACAATAATCACGGTTGCTGTATCAAGAACTTATAAAAATAACAAAGGGGAATATGAAAAGGATTTAATAGATTGCAGTTTATATGGTTCTATTGAAAATCATGTAAAAGAATATTGTAAAATAGGGGACATTATAGGAATAAAAGGAAAGCTCCGTAATTTAGAAGATAAGCTTGAATTTATAGGAGAAAAAGTATCATATTTAAGCAATGGAGGAAATAAAGATGAATAAGAGTGCTAAGGAAACATTTAAAAAATTAGGCTATAACTATTTTGAAAATGAATATAGAATAACTTATCAAAATTATGAAAATGAGTGTAAATTAATAGAATTTAATTTAAAAGAAAAGAAAATGTGGCTTGCAGATGATGAAAAAGAGGTAGTCATACTATCATATAAAGAAATAAAAGCAATAAATAAGCAATTAAAAGAATTGGGGTGGTATTAATGGAAAAATTAGGATGGATATTAGATACAGAAATTAGTGATATTAATTATCTTGTTTATCGAAATGACTCAAACAAAGGTGTCGTATTTATAGATTTAGATAAAAGAAAAATAACTACTAGTTTAGATGAATTATCTTTCGCTTTATTAGAAGAAATAAGAAAGATAGTTATAAATAATGCTATTTATTAGGAGGATGATTAATGACAATTATAAATTTTGTCTTAGCGTGTGTAGTTATAATGGCAATGCTTATGGCTTATGCTGTAATAGTATATTTTGGATTTAGAATATTGATATGGATTATAGATGAATTATAGGAGATGAATAAATGAAAGAATTAATGGAAATAAAACAAGAGTATGATTGCTATTTTATTGATAATAAATATGGAGATAAAGGCACTCACGATAAGCAATTTGATAAACTAAGAAAATTACTTAAAGATGATGAAATGAGTCAAAGAGCATTAACTTGGATTAGTCAATGCTACGATTGTTATTATATTGATGACTTTAAAGAAGAAAATGATAATAATCCATTTTACTATTTGGAGAAAAAAATAAAGGAGATAGAAAATGAAAAATAAAACAATAACAATTTATGAATTATTAGGATTAATTAAAGATGATAAAGCACCTAAAAAAATAAAACATAATAAAAAAATATATTATTTAGAAAGAAGAGGTTATTTTAATATATATGAAGATGATAAAGGCAATGCACTATTTTCTAATTTATTTCAAAAATTTACAGATGATTTTGTTTTAACTTTAAAAGTTGAAATTATAAAAGATGATGAATTTGAAGATATTGAAGAGATTGATAGTACAGGTTGTACAATATCGTCTGCTGATGTTAAAGAAATGGCAACAATAAACCAATTAATAAGAAACCAAAGAAAGATAATAGAAAGGCTAAAAAAAGATGAAACAAATGGAATATAAAGGCTTTAAAGGATTAAAATATAGAGAATTATTAGCTAAAGGCAAATGCTATGAATATAACTACTACATATTCAATTTTGGGACTCATCCTTGCTGTTATGTAGAAATACCATACAACCATAAACTATTTAAGACTCGTAAAATTATAGAATTAATAAAAGTGCATGGTGGAATAACTTTTAATGCGGACCACTTAAATGGCATAGACGAAACAGGAACAAGCCATTTTATTGGATGGGATTATGCTCATTCTGGTGCAGGAGATTATTGCTATTATGGAGATGGTTTTGAAATTGGAGAACATAAGTGGACTACAGAAGAAATGCAAGAAGATATAAAAAATGTCTGTAAACAATTACAGGAATTAGGATAAAAAAATATTTACAATTCTTATTGGGAATTTTATAATAGAATTGGAGGTGGAAATATGAGTTATATACTAAAAGAAGAAAGCTCAAACGAATTTAAGAAGAAATATAGGAACCAATATATCAGTGATACAGCTGGAATATCAAAAACCTATACGTCATTAATTCTGAATAGAAAAAGAGCTTGTCCTAAGCGTATTGCTTACGCAATAACTAAAGTGCTTGATAAGGACGCTGAATTATATGATTTCTTCGAGGTAGCAGAATAATGGCAGAAAAAAGATATTATTGGTTAAAATTAAAAAATGATTTCTTTACAGATAAGAGGATTAAAAAATTAAGAAAGATTGCAGGTGGAAATACATATACTGTTATCTATTTAAAAATGCAGTTGTTAAGTCTACAAGAAGAGGGCTACATTTATTTTGATAACGTAGAAGATACTTTTGAAGAAGAAATAGCTTTACAAATAGATGAAGACGTAGAGGACGTAAAGATAACAATAAAATTTTTATTAGATAATGGTTTAATAAAACAAACGTGTCCAAACAGATACGATTTTGTTGAAACTATGAAATGTATTGGTAGTGAAACTAGGAACGCAGAAAGCATGAGAAAACTTAGAGAAAAACGAAAAAAGGTAACATTGTTACCGAATGTTACAAATTGTTACACAGAGAAAGAGATAGAGAAAGATAAAGATAAAGAGAAAGATAAAAAGAAAAATATAGAGAAAAAGAAATATTTTGAAAATGAAGAATTAAATAATATCTTTCTTGAATTTTTACAGATAAGAAAAAAACTAAAAGCTGTAAATAGTGAAAGAGCTATTAAAATGCTTATTAACAAACTTTCCAAATATGATGATGATAAGATTAAATACAAAATGATAGAAAAGTCTATTCTTAACAGCTGGAAAGACGTATACGAATTAAAAAAAGAAGATTTAGAACCAACTAAATGGTTTAATGAAGATAATAAAATAAAAGAGTCAACAGAAGAAGAAAAAGAAGAATTGGAAAATTTAATAAATGATTTAGGAGATTTATGATGGATAGTATCGTAGATAATGCAATTGAAGATTTAACTAAAATGCTTATTAGACAAGATATTAAAGATAAAGAGAATAATAGTATTGAAAAAATAGTGATTTCTAAAGTAGATTTAATTAAAAAAAGCATAAAACTATTAAAACTATTAAAGAAAAGCAAATAAATTAAAAAAATGTTTACATTTTTGATTAATTATGTTATATTATATTTACAGAAAGGAGGAGTAAAATGTCTACAAAAAAATATACTTTTGGAGAAAAAGATACAGAGTATAGTTCAAAAGATGGAAGAGAATTGCCTGTTTGGAAAAGTCCTAAATATGAAAATGCAAAAAAGGCAGTCATCAATATGTTAGAAAGTGATGAGTATAAAGACGTATTAGATGAAAGCGACTTTTGGATTTTAATGAATAGTACTAAAACTGGAAAGATGGCATATTCAGGATTAATTATTAGTCATAATGGTTGCTTAAAAATTAATGATACTTTACCAGAAGAATTAAAGTTCAATCCAAAATATTTAAGTATTAGAGAACCTAGTACAGGGACTTATAAAGACTCGCTAATATTTATTTATAATAGTGGAAGAATAATTGATGAAGAAGATAAGCAAATGCTTTACGAAATAGGCGAGGTTAGTCAGAACAATTGTAAAAATGATTATCCTTATGCTATGGCGCTGAAAAGGTGCATGGATAGAGTAATTCTTAAAAATAGCAAATTAGCATATTCAGGAATTTATAGTGATAGTGAAGCAGAAGAATTTTCAGCAAATTATAATTCTGATAGTAAGAAAGAAAGCATTGAAAACTTAACTAAAGAAATAGCTGAACAATTAAAGTTCACTAAAGGAAAACATAAAGATGAAACATATAAAACAGTATATGAAACGGATAAACAATATTTAGAGTGGGCTTTAAATAATACTAACCATGAATATACTAAACAAGCTATCTCATTAGTTTTAGAAAAAGAAATACTAACAGATGAAGAAGCTGATACTAAATTAAAATTATTAAATGAATTAAATAATTGCATAGAAGAAACAGAAAGCGTAGAATTTAATGATATTTTAGTTTACTATGACGTAAAAACTACAAAAGATTTATCAATAAATCAATTAAAAGACGCAATAGAAAAAATCAAAAACAGAAAAAAATAGAATTGAAAAAAGAGGAGTAAAAAAATGGAACTTAACGTAGGAGATAAAATAAGAGTTAGAAGAGATTTAAAGGTTGACAGACTTTATGGAGCAAATGTAACAAATGAAACTATGATGAAATATAAAAATCAAATTGTTACAGTAAAATCCATAGATAAAAGCGACGGACAATTTCATATAGAAGAAGATGGTGGACAATATTATTGGACAAAAGAAATGGTATGTAAGCCTAGAAAAAGAAAAGAAAAAGATATTTTAGTAAAAGTCAAAGACAATACTGATATAGAAGAAGAACTATATGGAAAAATAGGATTTAAAAAATATGATAAGTCAGGAAGCTTAGTTTGTGAATTTATAGAAAAAATATCAGGCGGACATTGTGGAAACGGAACAGGAATAGATGGTTATTGTTGGTACTTAAACGAAAGAAATTTAGAAACTTATAATCCATTAAAAATTAAAATTACAAGTCTTAGAAATTACAGAGGAACATATGATAAAGACGAGTTATGGTTTAAAGAACAAAAGATAGAACCATTGTTTAGAAAATGTTTTCAAAGTTATGGATTTCAATTTGATACAACAAAAGAGTCAGAATTTATTTGGGAAAATGAAGACACTACGATAGTAAGACAAAATAATAAATATTATAGATTTAAGAAAAGTGGTTTGACAACAGAAGAAGAAACTAAAGTCAGTGATAATACATTAAAAGAAATAAAAGAAAGCATAAAATCTTTAAGTGAAAAAGTAGAAGAACGGGACCCTTTTCAAAAAGCTATGACAGAGGCAATTATAGAAAAAGGTAAAGATATAGCTACTAAAGATTTAGAAGAAAGACTTAAAAATAATTTAGATAAATTCATTGAAGAAAAATATGGGGTCTTACCTAAAGTAATAAAAATACAAAAAGAAGAAAAAGAAAGAAATGTTACAGGATTATTTCATAAAGATTTTGGAACTATTTGTAAAATAGTAGAAAGCAATGTACCTTTAATGCTAGTCGGTGGTGCAGGAGCTGGTAAAAATCATACATTAGAACAAGTAGCAGAAGCTTTAGAATTAGATTTTTATACAACAAACGCAATAAATCAAGATTATAAACTAACTGGATTTATAGACGCAAATGGAAAATATCATGAAACTGAATTTTATAAAGCTTTTACAAAAGGTGGTATGTTCTTCCTAGATGAAATAGACGCAAGCTGTCCAGAGGCAATTATCATTTTAAATGGTGCTATTGCAAATAAATATTTTGATTTTCCAAATGGAAGAGTAACAGCTCATAAAGATTTTAGAGTAGTATGTGCAGGAAATACTTATGGAACAGGTGCAGATATGGTTTATGTTGGGCGTAATGTTCTTGACGGAGCTACACTAGACAGATTTATAGTTTTACCTTTTGATTATGACGAAGAGGTAGAGAAAGCCTTAGCTTATGATATGGATTTATATAATTTCATAAGAGATTTAAGAAAAGCAATAAATGATAGTGGATTAAGATATATAGTTTCAATGAGGGCTTTAATTAATGCTACTAAATTATTAGAAATAGGCATTGACCAAGAAACTATATTAAAAACAGCAATTATAAAAAATATGCAAATAGATGACTTAAATACTATAATTAAAAAATTAAAACATAGCAATTCATGGACAGAGTCATTGAAAAAAATGAGTGATATAGATGATTAAAATAAAAAAGAAAAACGAATTATGTATGAACGTATTTTCAAACATAAGTGAATTTTATAACTATATCAAAAAAACTCCAAGAAGACCAACAGCTGGAAAGTGTAGTGAAGAAAATGGCAACAAAAGTTGGGCGGGAACAAGTTCGTTAGAAGAGGCATACGAATTATTGCTTAATGGAGATAAGGATTTATATAAAAAATTTCAAGAACAAAAAGACATTAAAATAGAAAAATTATTAGGTAACGTAATTAATAAAAATAAAATAAAAAATGACGTAGTTGGTTTTCAACCAAACGTACCTAATTATTTACTAGGAATACCAACAAATATGATAAATGAGATACCCACTAAATTATCACAGAAAATAATCAATTTAGTATTGTGTATGAGTGTCAGTGCAGGAGTAAGTAGTGATACATTACAAAATATTGGTATGAAATATGCTCAAGTGATAGATTTGTTAGAAAAAGGCGGATATAGGTGCAATTTATATATAGCTCATACAGGAGAGCATAATAACGAAAAAAATATGTGTTTAATAAAAATAAAAACTGATAGAGAACCGTTTAATTTAAAAAAATGTGTGTTTCCAATTGCTCATCCCGCAATGTTTAGAAGAGTTATGTTTAAATGGATGGAAATATGCGATATAGATAATGAGATGACGTCAGGTTGGGCAAGCTATGGGAGTCCTGTTAGTGATAAAGAATATATAAAAAATACTGTAGAGAAAAATTTAAAATGCAATGTAATAGTTTGGAATTTTCAGAATACAGATTATCAATCTGTTGGAGTTCCAAAAATATTAGAGGATTTAGAAAAAAATTATGGTATCAAATTAGGAGGAGATTAAAATGCTAGATATTTTATTAATAATATTAGTGATAGTAGAAATTATATTTGTAATTTACATATCAATTGATATGATAAAAAGCACTAAAAGAACTAAAGAACTAGATAAAAAAATAAAAGAAAGCTTTGATTTACAAATTGAATATACAAAAGAGCAAATGAAAGCTTTAGAAAAAGAAATTAAAAATATAGAAAAGTTAGGAGTAGAAGAATAATGAAAGAAGAAATAAAAGAAATTTTAGATATGATAGAGGAAAAGAATAAAAAGAAAATGGATGGAAATAGAGAAAATATGGAAAATGCAATAGAAAAAATAGTAGATGATTGTCAGTGCATAATTTGTGTAAGCAATAAAGGAATTGTTTCAGCAGGAACAGGAGCAGAATTATTATCTTTATTATCTTGTATTTATGAAAGCTTAATAGAACATGGTATTTCTAAAGATTTAATAGAACAATCTTTTGAAACTATTGAAAAAACAAAAGATAAAAAAGAAAAAAGTTTTAAATCAGATTTAAAAAATGCAAAAAAAACAATAGAAGAAATAGAAAAATTGATGAAAGAAATAGACAATATGTAAGGAGAGATGACCTATCAACGTAATAGTAATAACTGGAAATTTGTGTAATGATTTAGAGTTAAGATATACAAAGAATGGAAAATCTGTTTTAGAAAATACATTAGGAGTAAAAAAAGGGTTGAAAGATAAAGATACAGGATATTATGAAAGCGATTTTATAGATTTTGTATGTTTTGAAAAGAAAGCAGATTATCTAAATACATATGCTAAAAAAGGGGATAAAGTAGCAATAACTGGAAAACTAAGAGTTGATAATTGGAAAGATGAAGAGGGAAAAAATCATAGTAAGACATATGTAGTGGCTGATAGTCTTGAAATACTAACGTCAAGACCTAAAACTAAATTAGATTTAAGCGAGGAATTACCATTTTGACAGGAAATAGTGAAAAAATCATAGCGTGGTTATTTCAACAAGAAAGAAATAAAATTTATGAAATAAAAGAACATAAAGAAAAAAGGAGTCTTAATGCAAATAACTATGCTTGGAAATTAATGACAGAAATTGGTAACGTGTTATTAAAATCTAAAGAAGAAATATATCTTCAAATGCTTAAAGATTATGGACAATCAGAAATGATAAGTATTAAATCAGATATTAATATTAAAGGCTATTTTAAATACTATGAAATAGCTGGACAAAGCATATTAAATGGTACAGCATTTACTCATTATAAAATATTTAAAGGCACTAGCGAATATGATAGTAAAGAAATGTCTATATTTATTGACGGAGTAGTTCAAGAGGCTAAGCAATTAGGAATTGAAACTAAAACTCCTCAAGAGTTAGAGGAATTAAAAAGGTTGTGGGATAATGAGTAAATCCATAATGCAATTTGAAAAGAAATGTGCTATATGTGGGCATAGATTTAATCTTGAAGAACACCATATACTATTTGGAAAGAATAGAAAAAAAGCAGAAGAAGACGGTCTTAAAGTTTGGCTATGTGTAGAACACCATAGAGGAACTTTAGGAGTTCATGGAAGAGATGGAAAAAAACTAGATATGTGGTTGAAAATATCAGCAGAAAGATATTGGCTAAAAACTTATAATAAAACAATAGATGATTTCATAAAAAGATATGGAAGAAATTATTTAGAAACAGACATAAAAAATGCAAATACAATAAAAATAGAAAAAATAGAAATTGAAAAAAAGGAGAAATAGAAATGGCAAAGAAAAAAGAAGAGGTTATAGAATTAAAACCTATACAAATTAAAGAAATGGAAATAACTATCAAAGGAGTATCTCCACTAATAGTGAATAACTTTAGTGAAAAAAGTAAGCAACAAATATTAGACGCTCAAATGAAAAAGACAAAAGAAAAGGAATTAAGAAACCCAGTAGAAGATTTTATGAGGGCTTGTTACTGGATAACACCAATTCCAGAAGAGTTTACAGAAGAAGCTTTTGAAAAAGCATTAAAAGATGGAGCTAGATTTGGTTTCCCAGCTAAAGGAATTAAAGCTAGTATAGTATCTGGAGCATATCGTAATGGTATGACTAAAGATAAAGTCAGTTTATATGGAGCTTTCTTAATACCAGAAGAATTAGTGGAGATTAAATATGAAACTGTTGAAATGCGACAGGATTATGTGAGAATAGCTCATGGAGGAACAGACGTAAGATTTAGACCAGAGTTTAAAAATTGGAGTATGACTTTCAAAATAAGATATAACGAAAATAGTTATTCACTTGAACAAATAATCAACTTTATAAATTTAGGTGGATTTAGCTGTGGACTAGGAGAAATGAGAACAGAAAAAGGTGGAAATTTTGGAAGCTACGTTGTAGAAACAAAATAATAAGTGGCATTAATGAAAATTATGTAAGTCCACTCCATTCATACACTACTTTTAAATAGGTAGTGTACTACCACCATAAAAAACCTAACCTTCTAAAGATTTTAACAAAAACTTTTGATTAAAAAATATTCTTATTATTCATTAAAATTTCATTTTAGAAACTAAACTAATAAAATCCTATCATGGTGGTAGTACAGTATCTATTTATTTAGATACTAAAGTAAGCAGTGTCTTACACCTACTTTCAATAAATTTAATGAGGACATTTTACTCTTAAAGGCATTGCTTACAAAAATTATTATATGGTATGTATTGGGTATTTCTGGGTGGGGCGTTGCTTTGCTCGGTTCGGCAGGTGTGGCATTTATGGGTTTGTTGAGTTACGTTACGATTATGATACGGTTCGTGGCAGGCTTGGTGGAACAGGGTACGTCGCTTTATCGTTAGGCGAGGCAGGCGTGGTAAATAGCGTTATGTTGCGGATAAGATTAGGTACTGTAAGGCAGGATGGGTTCGGTTCTGTGTGGCGATTTACGTTCTGTTAAGGCAGGCACGGTGGACTATGTTTTGGAAAAATTATGTTCAGGTTCCGCATGAAGAGGCTCGTTACGTCAGGAGAAAGGAGGTAGGTTTATGAAAAAATATTGTTGGAGTTCAGCAAGCTTTCAAGCAAATGCTCAAAAAGTTGGAGAAGAACTAGAAGAGATTGAAATATTAGGAGAATTAGACTCAAATTCAGTTTTGAAATATGCTAAAGAAAATCGTCAAAGTGAGTTAAGCAAATGCTTTGAGTGGGACGACAAAATAGCTGGAGAAAAATATAGAATGCAACAAGCTTGTCAAGTATTGTGTAGTATATCTATTGCAATAAAAGAAGAACCAGTTGAAAAAGAAAGAGTTTATGTTAACGTAGTTAGTTCAAATTCTGGAAAAAAGAAATATAAAAACATAAACGAGGTTCTAAAGAATGATGAAGAATATTACCAGCTTGTTAGTAAAGCAAAAAGTGAATTGACTACTTATAAAGAGAAATATCAAAAATTAGTAAATAAAGAAGATTTAAAAGAATTAATATTTGAAATTTACAAAGAAATATAATATAATAAAATTAGCTGGTGGTAATATGATTCAAATGCTTTTAAATTATTTTTTAAAGAAGAAAAGAGTGTAAGAATTTTACGCCCTTTTTTTTGGTGGTGGATATGATTGATAAAAAGAATAGTTTTTACGGATTAATGGATTTTTTTGAAAAGAAAGAAAGTATTAAAGAAAATTATCTTGCAATGAATAAAGAAGAAAAAATTATTTATAAAATGTATGTATATTCATTATGCTTTGAAAATGAGTATACAAAAGATTTAATATGGGAATATCTTAATGGATATGCAGAAAGCTTAGCTGATTTATGTAAAGAGTATAGAATACAAAAGAAAAGACTCGAGAGGAGGCAAAAAGTTGAAATTTACGATATACAAGAAAATGGATAGCTGGAATGATACTATTAAATATTGTAGAGGAAATAAATTTGGGGCTAACTCGCATAAAAAGAAAGAAATGAGGGATATTTCTATATTCATGAGGAATTTACCTAAGATTGATAAATATCCTATTCAGATGACGTTTAAATGGCATATAAAGAATATTATATCTGATTTAGATAATAAGTCTTGTAAAAGCATATTAGATGAAATGCAGAATTTAGGAATATTAGAAAATGATAATATAAAGCATATAAATAAAATAGTTTATGAAGCAATACCAGATAAAGAAGACTACGTAGAAATTGAAATAAGTTGCGAGGAAAATTAATAAATGCTAAAATTATATTAATGGAGGAGTTTAAATGTTTATAATAAAAATTATACTAATAATATTTACAGTAATTGCCTTATTAGGAGCAATACAAGAAAGAAAAATATCAGGTTCAAGTTTAATAGTATTTAGTTGGTTAGTATTAAATTTACTATACTTGATATTTAGTTAGGAGGAAAGATATGGAAATAGTACAAAAAAAATTAGATGAAATAAAACCTTACGAGAAAAATCCAAGAAATAATGATAGTGCAGTCGATTATGTTGCTAACTCAATAAAAGAGTTTGGTTTTAAAGTACCAATTGTAATTGATAAAGATGGAATTATAGTAGCAGGACATACTCGTTATAAAGCAAGCAAGAAATTAGGATTAAAAACAGTTCCATGTGTAGTTGCAGATGACTTAACAGATGAACAAATAAAAGCATATAGATTGGCTGACAATAAAGTAAGTGAACAAGCAGATTGGAATATAGATTTGTTAACAGAAGAATTATCAGATATTATAGATATTGATATGGTAGATTTTGGTTTTGATTTATCTTTAGAAGAAGAGCAAGGAGAAGCAAAAGACTTAAAAAATAATGATTTTTTTTATTTTGATAAAGACGAAATAATATCAGATTTAGAAAAAGAGTTTAAAAAGTATAATACAGTAGAAGATTATGTAAAAAACATAATAAGCATTCCAAAGGCAAAATATCAATTCAACAGATTATGTCAAGGTTATAGAGATGGTTACAATATATCTTTATTATTTAATCCACATAGACTTGATACTCCTACAATAACGTCAAAAAGCATATATGACGCATATAATAACGACGAAAAATATAAAACAGCACTTTCAAAATTTATGGTAAATGTTCAAAATAAAGTACCAGTAGAAAATGAATTTTATAAGTATATAGGAATAGGTAGTGGAGGTATTCAATATGTAAATGAGTTTCAACCATATCTAGCAAGAGATATTTATAAAAAATATTGTAAAGATGGAGATAAAATACTAAACCCTTGTGCAGGATGGGGTGGTAGATTAATAGGACTTGCAAGTTGTTTATTTAAAGACATAGAATATGTAGAAACAGACCCTAGCACTAAGACTTATAATGGATTAATAAAATTAAAAGATTTCCTAAATTTAGGAGATAATTATAAACAATATAATTTGCCGTTTGAAGATTTAGAACTAAAAGAAAATTATTTTGATTTTGTATTTACGAGTCCGCCATATTTTGACACAGAACAGTATGCAGATGAAGAAACACAAAGTTATAAGAAAAATGCTAATTATGAAATTTGGAGAGATAATTTTTTATATATAATGATTGATAAAATAGTTTATTCATTAAAAAAAGGTGGTAAGTGTATTTTAAATGTAGGAGATAAAAAATATCCTATAAGTACAGATATAAAAAAATATTTAGATGAAAAATATAAAATAAAAACAAAAAATGACAACTTTTCATTAGACAGCAACGAAAATACAGAAGCAATAAGAAGCAGTGAAGAAAAATTTATACTTTTTGAAAAATAGGCGGTTTAAATGAATATAGTAAAAAGAAAATTATCAGAACTAAAAGAATATAGTAACAATGCTAAAATACATACAAAAGAACAGATAGAGCAAATTAAAAAATCCATTTTAGAATTTGGTATGAATGACCCAATAGCAATAGATGAAAATAACGTAATTATAGAGGGACATGGCAGATTTTATGCTTTAAAAGATTTATGCTATAATGAAACTGAATGTATTATATTAAATCATTTATCAGAAGAACAAAAAAAAGCATATGTACTGATACATAACAAATTAACAATGAATACTGATTTTGATATTTCTGTGTTAAATGATGAATTGAATGATATATTCAATATTGATATGGAAGATTTTGGCTTTGACTTAGATTTTAGTGTTGACACAGAAATAAAAGAAGACGACGAAAAAGAAAACGAAAGAGAAAGAACAAACAGAGCTTACAATTTAGAATTGTTTGACGTAAAAAAAACAGCTGGAAAATATCAAATACCAACATTAGAAAAAGAAAAAGTAATACCAAAAGAATTAATTGGTTTTAATTATGTAAAATCAACAGAAGCAAAAAGACAAACAGGAGTCCATTTTTATTTAGATGATTATCAATTTGAAAGAATATGGAATAGTCCAGAACTATATACTGATTTATTTATGGAATACAGTTGTATATTAACACCAGATTTTAGTTTATATTCTGATATGTCTATGGCTATGAAAATATGGAACGTATATAGAAGCAGATTAATAGGACAATACTATCAGCAACAAGGCATAAGAGTAATACCAACTATATCATGGGCAGAAAAAGAAACTTTTGAATTTTGTTTTGATGGTATTCAAGAGGGTAGTGTAGTTAGTGTTTCCACCATAGGTGTTAAAAGAAATAAAAATTCTTATGAAATGTGGAAAAATGGTATGGACGAAATGATTAAAAGAATAAAACCAATTGCTATTTTGGTATATGGTGGGGAAATAGAATATAATTATGGCAAAATAAAAGTTATTTATTTTAAAAATAATGTTACAGAAATTATGAATAGTCTTTAGCCAAAGAATAGGAGGGTAAAATGGAATTAAAAAAGTTTGAGATGGCATTGAAAAATAATAACGCAATTATGATAAGTGATGATATTTTATTGTTCAATGACCTAGAACTATATAATCTAAAAAATGATACTAGCATTTATTTTAAAGATTATGAAAAAATGTATGACTATGAATTATCAGGAAAGACAATAAAAAATATTGTATTAGAAACAAAAGAATTTACTATTAATTTAGCTGGAGGAAGAGGAGCTGGTTCATCTAATAATGGTATGGGTGGAGGATTTACAAGTGCTAGAGGTGGAAGAAGAGGATATGGTAAAATGCTATACCCAGCACAAATGAACGCACTAACAGGTGGAAGATATAAAAGCTATGAAAAAACATTACAGACTTTTGTAAATAAATATAAAAAAGCCGACAGAGAATATGGATTGACAGTAGATGAGCAAGGATATACTCATAGATATGCACGTGGTGGTAAATCAAGCGTATCAATAAGTGGTGGTAAAGGAGAAATGATAGTCCATAATCACCCATCAGGAGGAAACTTTAGTAAACAAGATTTAGTTTCTGTTGCTTCTGGAAAAGAAAAAGGTATTGTTGCAGTAGGAAAGAGAAATTATACTTTTAAAAAGAAAAATAGTTTTAAAGCAAAAGAATTTATAAAAGCAGTAAATAAAGCAAAATGGCCGAAAAAATATTCTTATGATAAAGGAAGCGATTGGTGGCTAAGAAAAAATGCTAAACAATATGGTTATACATATACAAACACGTCAAATAGAAATAAATCAAAATAAATGCTATTTTAATAGGTAGTATAGAATAGATAAAATATTATCTATTCAATAGTACTTATTAATAAAGGAGAAAACATGAAAGACAGAGAAAAAGAAATAAAGCATTTAATATACTTAAAGAATGAACTAATAAGACAAAATAAAAAAGACATAAAAGAGTTACACCAAGAATTAGATAATATTCAAGGACAGAAACGTATTACTAAAGGGAGGAAAAGGAAATGATAACAAAAAAGAAATATAAAAAATTATTAGAAGAAGAAAGAATAAAATTAATGAAAGAGCATGAAGAAGAATGCAATAGATATAAAACTCAAATAAATCAATTAGAAAACTTTATTCATGATTTAGAAATAAGTCAATCAAAAGAAGAATTAGAAGATACTCTAAAAGATTATGATTATGCTATAATAGTAAAAGATTATAAAACTTTACTATGGAATGACGGAAGATGGGAAAATCATGTTAAAAGAGTAAATTTTTATGGTTGCAATTATGGAGATATACCAGAACTAGAGATAATTAAATAATATGTATACAAATGAAATAAGAAATATAATAAGACAAAATAATAATAAACTTAGTAAAAATGATATATTAAGAATAATAAATATAAAAGATAATCCACAGATAAATCATATTAAATATGAAGATAATAAATACAAATTATGGGATATAGACGGAAATTATATAGAGTTTGAAATTATCCCATATCAAAAAGTAAAGAAGAGATGATAAAATGGCTAACGAACAAAACTTAAAACCTAGGGAACTAACCAGCGAAGAAGCAACCGAAATGGGTAAAAGAGGAGGCATAGCTTCAGGAAAGGCTAGAAGAGAAAAAAAATTAATGCGTGAACAACTTGAAATATTACTTAATTTGCCTATAAAAAATACTAAAGTAAAAGAACAATTAAAGCACTTAGGATTAGAAGATGATGAGATGACTAATCAAATGGCTTTAATAACAGCAATGTATCAAAAAGCACTAAAAGGGGACGTTCAAGCATTTAATACATTAAGAGATACAAGTGGGCAGAAACCAATAGAGATTTTAGAAACTAGAGAAGCACCAAAAATAGTAGATGATATTTAGGAGGCGAATATATTATGGGCATAAATTTAAGTAACATAATAGCACCCTCTTTTTTTAATGTTCATAAATATATCAAAGAAGATAAGTATACTCATTATTGGCTATCAGGAGGACGTGCTAGTACAAAGTCCAGTTTTATTAGTATAGAGATACCTTTATTGATGATGAAAGATAAAAATGCTAATTGTGTAATACTACGTAAGATAAGCAATACGATTAAAGATAGTGTATACAATCAAATATTATGGGCATTAGATAAATTAGGAGTAAGTGAGTATTGGCAAATTAATAAGAGTCCTTTAGAGCTGACGTATATACCATATGGAAATAAAATACTGTTTAGGGGTAGTGATGACCCACAAAAATTAAAGTCAACTAAATTTAAACAAGGCTACTGTAAAATTATCTGGTTTGAAGAGGTAACAGAATTTTTTGGTATGGAAGAAATAAGAAATATCAATCAGACATTAATGCGTGGAGGAGATACATTTACCGTATTTTATAGTTATAATCCACCTAAAAGCATAAATAATTGGGTAAATGCAGAAGCATTAGTACATAGAGAAGATAAATTATTGCATAAGTCAACTTATTTAACCGTACCTAGAGAATGGTTAGGAGAACCTTTTTTCTTAGAGGCAGAACATTTAAAAAAAGTAAATGAGTTAGCTTATAACAATGAATTTTTAGGAGAAGCAACAGGTACAGGAGGAGCTGTATTTACTAATTTAACTATAAGAAAGATAACAGATGACGAAATTAAAACTTTTGACAAGATATATGATGGATTAGATTTTGGTTATGCAGTCGACCCTAGTGCTTACGTTCAATGCTATTTTGACAAAACTCGCAAAAAACTATATATTTTTAGTGAGGTCTATGGAGCAGGATTATCTAACGAAAAACTATGGCAACGAATAGTAGAGAAAAAGATAAGCAGAGCAACAATCACGGCAGATAGTGCAGAACCTAAGTCAATTGATAAGCTGAACAGTTTAGGTAAAATATACGTAAAAGGAGCTAAGAAAGGTCCTGATAGTGTGGAATATGGAATAAGGTGGTTGCAAGATTTAGAAGAAATAATTATTGATAATATAAGATGTCCAAATAGTGCGAGGGAGTTTGGTTTATATGAGTATGAAAGAGATAAGTACGGAGAATTTAAAAGCAAATATCCAGATATGAATAACCATACGATAGACGCAACAAGATATGCAATAGAAGAGCTAACTAAGTCAAATACCATGACTTTTGGATTGCAGAATATTATTTAGGAGGAAATATGAAAAGAAGCTTTATAGTTTATACAAATAATAGTGAAAAATATATAGGAAGATTATTAGAAAGCATAATAGACCAGATGAATGATGAAATAGAACAGCTGATTATAATTGATGATATGTCAACAGATAATACCGTTCCAATAATAGTAGAAACACTTAATTTCTTACTAACAGATGAAGACCACTACAAATTTTATATAAATAGTTATGTAAAAGGCAAAAGAAAATCGATAGAGGTAGGAAAAGAGGTAGCAACTGGAGATTTTAAGTTCATAATTAATAAGAAAAAGAGAATAAAATTATAGGGGGCAAAATGGCAGAAAGATGGGTTACATGGCGAGGACGCCATTTATTAGTCAATAGTGATGGAAATATAGTTAAGAATAATCAAGAAAAATTATCATGGCAAGAAATTAATAATAATATATGCAGAATTAAGGGAGCATTAAAAAATCCGTATCAATTAAAAAACATGACTGATGAAGAAATAAAACAAAAACAAAAAGAATTATCAGAATGGGAAGAAAGAATAAAACACGTACAAAAGCCAGAACAAAAACAACAAACAAAAGAAGAAAAAATAGAAGATTATTATACAAAAAGCACTAACGAAATATTAAAATATGAAGAAATTGACGATTATGTACTAGATGATTTTATAGAAAAATCGCCAGAATATAACGAAAAAGACGAAAATAGTTATAACAAAATATATGATAAATTTATAAATAAATTAAATAAGGAAGGCATAACAGCAAGATATGATAACAAGAAAGGTAAATATTTCTATGATAGACAGCAAGGAGCAATTAAAGGCTATAATGAAATGCTTGATTATTTAGATAAGAATAAAATTAATTATGAAATAAGTAAAAGCACAGAAGCTGGTTATGTTCCAAGCATTTATATAAAAGATAATGATGGAAATGTTATTTACAGAGTTGCTAACCATTATAATAGAAATATATCTGATTATGATAAAACATATAATGATACATATTCTAAGCTATTTTCTGATAAAGATTATATAAATTGGAAAACAAAAATTTATCCATATATAAAGGGGGAAATAATATGATACAATTATCAAACGTAAAAGAATTGAATGAAGAAAATATTTATAAATTAGTTGATTTAGTTACACCAGAATTAAATAAGAAAAAAGAATTGTATAAAAGATATAGAAGAAAATCAAGCGACGTAGAAATAATAGGAGCGAACGATAAAAAAAATATAGTAGTTCCTTTTGAAAAATATATAGTAGACATTGCAACTGGTTATTTAGGAGGAAAAGAGCCTACTTATGAGGTAGAAGATACAGCAGATGAAAAGAAAAAAAGTATTATTAAAAAAGTTTTAGATAAAATAGTAGGCGAAAAAGACTATAAAGATAGTATGGAAACTATTATCAATTATATAACTAATTATAATGATGATGGATTAGAGAATTATCAACTAGTGCATGACTTATTAGCAACAGGTTCTTGTTATGAGATATTATATGAAAATGAAGATAACGAAAAAGTATATTCAAGAGTAAGTCCTTTACAAACGCAAGCAATATGGGATTATTCAATACCTAAGCAATTAATAGGTATGGTACAAATGTATACAGAAAAGAATATTAATAATCAAAATATAAACGTGGTTACCTTAACAGATACTCAAGGAACAAGAATATTTAAAGGCGGAGTGTCTGGTAGCAATGATTATCAAGAAATAACTCAAACAGATGAAGATGGTAACGAAATAGTCAATAATCATAACTGGGGCGACGTTCCGTTTACTTGCGTGGAGGTTCCAGATAGTGTAGCATTATTTGAACCTGTTTTAGATTTAATTAAAGCATATGAACTATTAATAAAAGAAACTAAAGAAACTTTTAGTTATAATGCTAACGCTAAATTAAAAGTAACAGGTTATAGACCAGAATATGAATTATTGATAGAAGATGAGAAAAATCCAGGTAAATATAAAACCAATCCAGTACGTAAACAAATGGATGAAACTTTACTAAATATGCAAGTATTCTATACTCCTGATGATGGAGATATAGATTGGATTATAAAACCTATGGATGATGGCGTAATTCAAAACACTTTAAAAACTTATATTGATTTAATTATGATGAACACAGGGGTTCCTCAAACAACAGATTTAGGATTTACTAAAGCCGATAATGCAAGTGCTATTGATAGGAAATTCTTTAGCTTAGAACAAACAACAGCAGAAGCAATGCAATTATTAAAAATGGCATATAAAAGACGTTGGGAATTAATATTCAATAGAATTAATTTAAAAGGAACTAAATATGATTTTAGAGATATTAAAATAACACTTAATAAAAATCTACCAGCTAACGAAAATGAAATAGTTGATATGTATATGAAATTAAGAGGATTAATTAGTGATGAAACTATTATTGAAAGATTACCATTAAATTTTGACTCAACAAGTGAATTAAATAAAATGGAAGAACAGGACGAACAACAACTAAATAAAGAGGTAGAAAAAGCTAGTGCTTTTAATGAGATAAACGGAGATAATACTAATAATCCTAAACAAGAAGAACCTAAAGTCAAGAAAGATAAAAAAGAGGAGGGAAAATAAGATGACAGAACAAAAAGGAGTTTGGAGAACAGTAAGAGGAAGAAGAATATTCATAGCAGATGGAGAAGATTTAGCAACAGCTATGAAAAAAAGTGGTAAATTTGAAAAAGGTACGCCACAAAGTGCAATTGAAGAAGCAAAAGAAACAAATAAAGAATTTTTTAAAAAATATGGCGCAGGTGGTTTATACCCAGGCAACATTACTAAAGAAGAATATTATAAAAAAAATGAAAAAGGTGTAAGAGATAGTATAAAAGAATTTTTAAGTGGGCGACAAAATTATGATGGTAGTAGAGAAGACTATATAAAAGATTTATCAAATGAATGGGGAATTGATAAAAGAAGAGTAAATGAAATTTTACACGAAGAAAATTCAAAACACCCTAGAAATTTTAATTCATATAAAAATCAAAGTGGATTAAGTAATGAAGAAATAAAGAAAAATTATCAAGAATATCTAAAAAATTATGATTATGATAGAAATAAAACACCAGGTCAAAAATTGTGGAGTCAGTTAAATAAAAAGTAGGAAGATATTATGAATAATAATAAAATACTAAACGGAAGATGGAAAGAGGTAGACAAATTAATAACCTCTTTTATTCCTAAAAATAATAAAATAAATAAAACTATGTATGATAATCTTCAATCAATATTTGATGGAATAGATTTTAATTATAATGGATTAAATAGTTATGCTAGTATAAATCAAATAAAAAGATTAAGGACTAGAATAGAGAATATACGTGATTTATATGGTATATCTGGTTATGTTGGGTATCAATTGAATAATTTATCTAAAAGAACTAAAATCAAGAATAAAGACCTTTTAAAAGGATTTATAATGGTAGAATATTATAGACAATACATAGAACAGAACAAATTAGAGTCTGAACTTTTTAAAGAGATAGCTAGTATCACTTATGAATATAGTCAAAAAGAAACTATAAAAGCATTAGGTAAAAAGAGATTATTCAAAAAACCTAGACTCTTAACAGTACCAGAAGCTTTCTTATTGCAACTTATAGGAATGAGTAGTTTTAATGGATTTAATTGGTATGATTACAAAGAGGGAAATATTAGTTATAATACTGGAAAATTATACGAAACAATAGCTATCAATATGCAACAAGAGAAACCTATCAACGTAAATAGTGATGAAATTATGAGTTTATTAAAAAAACAGGAAAAGACTTATATAGCTAAAAAAAAAGAACCTAGGGACAAAGTTTATGAAGATTATAAAAGTGATTTCTACGGTAGTTTAGATAATCAAATAGCTTTCTTAGTAAATCAAATAGCATTAAAAGGGATGAAAGACCAAGGTTGCAAATCTGTACTATTTATAGCCGTGATGGATGACCACACTACTGATATGTGTAAAAGCTTAGATGGACAGATATTCAGCATTAAAGATTGGAATAAATATAGTAGATATTCTAAAGAAGACGATAAAAACGTAATTTATACAACTAAAGGGCTAGAAACAGGTGCTAATTTACCACCTATAAATAACGGATTTCATTATTGTAGAAGCACTATATATCCTTATAGATAAAAGACAATTTGACAAGAATTTTAAGAAATGGTAACATGAAAACGTAGTAAGAAAGAATATCTTACACAATGAGTTTACCATTTTTTATTTTGTTAAAAAAATGAATAGTCTGGGGCATATGCAATGGACTGGGCATAAGGAGGAGATACAATGGAAAAAATGAAGAAACTTAAACTTAATATTCAGTTATTTGCAGAGGAAGATACAGCTGGAACAATACCAACTGGAGAACCTGTTGCAACAGAAACTGAAAAATCAGTAGAAAATGATACACCTAGTTTTACAGATTTATTAAAAAATCCTGATTATCAAAGGGAATTTGATAAACTAGTAAACAAATCAATTTCTACCGCAAAAACTAACTGGAAAAAAGATTATGACGCTAAGTTAGAAAAAGAACGTAGTGAGGCAGAAAAGCTTGCTCAAATGGACGCAGAACAAAAAATTCAATATGAATTAGATAAAGCAAAAGCAGAAAAGGAAGCGTTACAAAGCGAGTTAAACGCAATTAATCTTTATAAGACAGCTAGTAACATAGCTACTGAAAAAGAATTACCAATAGGCTATTTAGATTTAGTAGATTTTACTAAGGAGTCAGCTGAAACTATTACAGAAAAGATAGACAAATTACAAGAATTAAGACAACGTGATTTAGAAACTTATCTTAATAGCAAGTTAAAACAAAGCACTCCACAGGAAAAGAAAGATAACGATAAGGCAATAGACCCTTACGTAGAGGGCTTCTTATCAGAATTATAATAAAGGAGATGAAATAATATGGCTATTAATTTAGTTACAAAATTTAGTCCACTAGTAGATGAAAAATTTACAGCTGAAAGCAAAACATCACTAGTTACTAATAAGGACTATGATTTTATTGGCGCTCATTCTATTAAGATTTACTCTGTAGGTGTAGCACCTATGAACGATTATGGAAGAAACACAACAGGAACCTCAAGATATGGGGAGGTAAATGACCTTTCAAATGAAACTCAAGAGGTTAGCATGGAAAAAGACCGTTCATTCACATTCGCAATTGATAAAATGGATGAAGACGAAACTTTAGGAGCATTAAACGCAGGTAGTGCTTTAGCCAGACAATTAAGAGAGGTAGTAATACCAGAGGTTGACGTATATACATATGGAAAAATGAGTGCAGGAGCAGGTAAAACTGTTACTGAAACTATCACAGATGAAAATGCTTATGGTAGTATTTTAGCTGGTACAGAATATCAAGACGAAAAAATGGTACCAAGTGCAGGAAAAGTAGTAGTTTGTACACCAGCTTTCTATACACACTTAAAGAAAGACAAAAATGCTATTTTAGAAACTGAAATAGGACAAAATATGCGTATTAAAGGCGTTGTATCAAATATGGATGGTGTTACAATTCAAAAAGTACCAAGTTCATTCTTACCAGAAAATACTAACTTTATTCTTGCTCATAGTATTGCTACAACTCAAGCAATTAAATTAGCAGAATATAAAATCAACAATGACCCACAAGGAATATCTGGTTCATTGGTAGAGGGAAGAATTTATTATACAGCTTTCGTTCGTAAGAATAAGGCAGACGCATTATACGTAAGCGTATCAGCTTAGGAGGTGTGATTTATGGTTCTAATTAAAAACGGCGATAAAAGAACACTAACTGACGAAAAGATGATTGCTACATTTAAAAATGAGGGTTGGATAGAAGCAACCGAAAAAACAAAAAATACCGATAAAGAAAAAAAGGTAAAAGAATAATATAGGAGGCGTCAGAATGATTGAAGATATAAAATTGGACTTAGCAGAAAATTTCCGCGAGGGAGAAGAACAAGTTTTACAAGATTTTATAGATGAGGCAACTACTGACGCTTTATCTATATCTAACCGTAAAAGAAGCAATAAAAATATAGAATTATTGTCAAGTGATATAAAAAAATGCGTAAAATCAATGTACCTGTTAAGAGGTTCAGAGGGAACGGTATCAAATAATGATGATGGTAAGACAGCGTCTTTTGAAAATCCTAAAGAGATTATGAGAATAGAAATAGTAAAATCAGGAAAGCGAGTACCTTTTCTATGAAAAGATTAAGATATTTAGTTGAAATTACTTTACTAAAATCAAAAAATGTCAAACAAAGTAACGGTACTTATATCAAGACATTTAATGAAATTGATAAATATAAAGTAGTAAAGCAAAATTTACAAGACCAAATTAGTGCAACGATATATGGTGCTAATATTGATAAAATGCTTAAAATTAGTACACCTTTAGGAAATTTAGAAAATTATCTTTTACCTAAGGTAGATAATAAAGAAGATAATATCAGTCTATACTTTATACAAATAAATGATACAAAATATAAGATAAAATCCGTAACAGATGACGAAATAACTATCGAAAGGCTATAATGGAAGATTTAAAGAAATTAGAATATCATCTTAATAGCATAAGTAAGAGCATAGTTAAGGATTTAGTAAAAGCACAAAGAGAAACAGCAGAAGCTATTTGTAAAAACGCACAGAGTTTGGCTCCAGGAAACGGTACTTATTCAAGTAGCATTAAAGTAGGAGATACAGAGATAACAAAAAAGAAGATAACGACTAAAATTATAACGGACGTTACAGTTACCGCTAAGTCTACTGGAAACACTTATAACTTAGGATTTTTACTTGAAACTGGAACAGAAATGCACGCAATACCAAATGCGTTTGGCTGGGGAGATATATTTGGACATGATAGTCCTCAATATAAGATGACTTTAAGAAAAGATTGGCACCCAGGTTTTAACAGTATGCCTCACTTTATACCAGCTTTAAATAAAAATAAAAGTGCTTATGAAAACAAAATAGAAGCCGTTTTAGACAAGGAGTTCAAATGATGAATAAGTTAAGAGATTTAATCCAAGCTAAATTGGAGGAAATACAAAATTTAGAGGTAACGTCAGAAATACCAGATAGTATGCTTGAAGAAGATACAACATATTTTAGTTATAATTTACAAAAGACTTATATTAGCTCTGACCATGATAAAAATTATACGTATAGAATAAACTTAACAGGATATATTAAAAGATTAGAAAATCCAGAAGAAAATACACTTGAAATAACAGATAAAATTGCTGACGAAATAGAAAACAAATTAAAAGAATTAAATATTAAGAGTAGTTATATAGATATAACCGTAACAGATGGAATACGCAAGAAACAAGTTACAGGCGAAACTATATATAACGAAATTGATAATAGATTAGCATAGGAGGGATAAAAATGGAAGAAGCAGAAAGAAACTATCATGCGTTTAGTCAATCTAAACTAGAATATGCTTCAACAAAAGATGGAGATTTCAATAGATTATATGGTATGCGTGTAATACCAGACATTGGTTCTGAACCAGAAGATATTGAAACTACAACTTTAGACAATGAAAAATTTAAGACCTCAATCTTAGGACTACAAGACGTTCAAAAATATACTTTTGAATTTAACATGGAAGACCCTAGTGCAGAAAGCAACTATAAAATTGCTTGCGACCTAGAAGACAGCAAAAACGTATATTATTGGAAATTAACACTTTCAAATGGAGTAGTAATTTCATTTAGAAGCAAGGTAACAACGTCAATCCAAGGTGGAGAATATGGAGATTTAATTGGATTTACTATGACATTAGCACCAATTGGAGAACCAGAAAAGACTATACCTACAACAGAGGCATAGTATAAAATTTAAGGGGTATGGTGTAAGTAGTAGCACTATATCCTTTTTTTAAATAAAGGAGGAAATACTATGAAATATTTTGAATTAGAATTAAATGGGGAAACAATAAAATTTAGATTAACTAGCAACGATTGTATGGTTATTGAAAAAAAATCAGGAGTATCAATAACAGAATACGTACAAAATTTATCAATAACAACGGTGGTAAATCTCTTAATGTATATGAGAAGAAGCGAAAAACCTAACTTTAGTGAAAAAGACGCTAGTGCTTTATATGACAAATTAATAGATAATGATTTCACTATTGCAACTATTATAAGCGACGTGATTATGGAGGCTTTAGCGGTATCGGGTTTTATGAGCAAAGAGGAACTAGCAGAAATGAAAACCAAAATGGCAAAATAAAAGAAAACATAGAAAAAGATGAGAAAATTACAGATACAATTTTGACATATTATGACCTTTTAATGGAAAGAGGATATAAATTAGAAGAATTGTATAATATGACTTTAAAAGAATTGAGAAACAGTTTAAAGAGCATTAATAAGGGTTTATCTTATAAAATATATAAACAAGCATTGCTAATAAATCAAGCAATAGCTGGTAAATTACCAAGAACTCATGAAGAAGCTAATCCAGAACTATTTCCGAGAAAAAAGAGTTATGTTATGCCTGACTGGATAAAAGAAAGATATTACAGACAAAAGGGGGTGGAATATCATGGACAATAAAACGTATGGTGTAGAACTAGATTTAAAAGTGAATAAGTTTAAAGCTAAAATGCAAAGTGCATTAAAAAGTTTAGATGACGTACAAAAAAAATATAAAAGTGCAGCAAATAATTTTAAGCAAGGTTTTTCTATAAATACTGATGAAGCAGAAAATAAAATAAGAACATTAGAAGATAAAATGAAACAATTACAAAATGAATTATCATCAGGTAAATGGAAAAATTCTAATATTGAAGATGGGCTAAAAGATAGCATATCTAAAATGGAACAAGAAATTCAAGAAATAAAAGAAGCTTTAAATAATATCAATCTAACGCCGTCAGGACAAGCAGGAGCAGGTGCTCAAAGTATGTTTGAAAAGCTTAAATCTGGAGTATCAGCTTTCGTAAGTGGTGCTAAAGATGGTTTATTGCAATTAGGAAAAATTGTTGGTGGTGCTGTACTATCAGGCTTTAAAAAATTAGGCAATGTCATTGCTAATTTAGGAAAAGGTGCTGTCAATTTAGCTGTCAAAGGCTTTAAAAAATTAGGTAGTGCGATAGTAAGTGCAGGCAAAAATCTATTAGGATTTAATAAGAACAATAATAAAATGAGTGGTGGTATAGGTCAAGGAATAGCAAATTTAAAGAAATTTGCCTTATCACTATTTGGAATACAGACGGCGTACAGAGCTGTATCAAAGGCGGCGAGTGCATATTTAAGTATGGATAGTCAACTATCAAATAGTATTCAAAGCACTTGGGCGGGGTTAGGTAGTTTTTTAGCACCAGTATTAGAATATTTAGTAGGATTATTTCAGAAATTTCTAGCTTATGCAAATGCAGTTATGAAAGCATTGACTGGGATTAATTTTGTTGCAAGAGCTAACGCTAAAGCTATGAGTAATTCAGCTAGTAGTGCGAATAGTGCAAATAAGGCATTAGCTGGTTTTGATGAATTAAATAATATAAATCAAGATACAAGCTCAAGTTCAGGTGGAGATAGTGGAACTATTTCATTACCAGACGTTGATACGTCAAAAGTAGAGGAGTTCGCTAATAAATTAAAAGAAATGTTCCAAAATGGAGATTACTATGGCATAGGAGAAATAATAGGTCAAAAAATAACAGACGCTTTAGCACAAATACCATGGGCAAGCATACAAGAACAGGCTAAAAATATAGCAACAGGTATTGGGCAAGCAATTAATGGTTTTGTAGCAGGTCTTGACTGGAAAGTATTAGGAAATACATTAGCACAGGGATTAAATACAGCAATAATTTTCTTAAATACATTAGTTACAACTATTAATTTCAATAGTATAGGCAGTTCAATAGCAACTGGATTAAATACAGCAGTTCAAAATTTGAATTGGGCAGGATTAGGACAATTATTAGTTGCTAAATGGAATATCATATTTCAAACATTAGCTGGTTTTGTTACAACTTTTAAATGGACAGATTTAGGACTTAAATTAGCGACTGGATTTACAAGTGCATGGAATAGTATTGACTGGGTTTCTATGTCTACAACAGTTTCAGAGGGAATTAAAGGAGTTTTAGATACTTGCATGGCTTTCCTTGAAAACGTAGATTGGGAACAAGTAGGAAAAGATATATGGAACTTTTTAAAATCAATAGACTGGAAAGGAATAATTCAAAAATTAGCAATGACTCTTGGAGAATTAATAGCAGGAATAGGATTGCTATTATGGGGATTTATTGAAGACGCTGTAAATTCAATAAAAGACTATTTCTCTGAAAAAATTGAAGAGTCTGGTGGAGATATAGTAGACGGTTTATACAACGGTATATCAGAAGCTTTAGAAAATTTAGGATTATGGATTTATAATAATATATTCAAGCCATTTATTGACGGATTTAAAAAAGTTTTCGGCATACATAGTCCTAGTACTGTTATGGCTGAAATGGGTACTTTTATAATAGATGGATTAAAAAATGGATTGCTTGGTATCTGGGATAAAGTTAAAACTACATTTACTAACTTAAAAAATAATATTGTAAATACATTTACTAATATCAAAACGTCTGTAAAGAATACCATGGACAGCTTAAAATCATCTTTAAAAGAGATATGGGATGGAATATGGAATACAATAAAAGGAATTATCAATAAAATAATTGGTGGCGTAGAAAAGCTATGTAATACAGTTATAAAAGGTTTAAATAAGATAATAGAACCACTTACAAAGGTTGGAAATTCAATCTTGAAAGCAGTAGGAATTAAAAATTTCTCATTCAGTGCAATAGGAGAAATATCACTACCTAGATTAAAAATTGGTACAGATATGGTTAAAGAAGAGGGGCTTGCTTATCTTCATGCAGGAGAAAAAGTAGTTCCAGCTGACGTAGTAAAAGGTGGTTATTCTGGAGAAAGTTCAAATAATGAAGAAACTAATAATCTACTAAGACAATTAATAGAATTAATTGACGATAAAGACCTAAACGTAAACATAGACGGAAGAGATATAGGAGAAGCAAGCGTCAATTACATAAGAAAACAATCAAGAATAAGAGGAGGGAGTATCATATAATGTTATGGCAAGCAAAAAATAGTTCAGGGAGTTACGTTGATATGAAGACTCCCTCAACTTATAAAATAGATTATGAAGATTTAGATAGTAACTCATATCGTTCTGTAACAAATGGTAACTTAATAAGAAGCAGATTAAGTTCTAAGTGGTTTAAAGGCAGTTTTACATTTAACTATTTAGAAGAGTCAGAACTAGAAAATATATTATCACTGATTAATCAATATCCTTTATATGTAAAAGTAAAATCTCCTATGTTCGGAGCAAATGGAATGATAGAAATAGAAGCTTACGTTTCTAAAGTTAGTGTTGAAATGCTTAAAAATAATCCTAAAGAAACAAACGGTAGTCAATGGGTTAGTTTAAGTTTTAATATAGTTCAGACAAAGGTGGTAGCAGGGCAATGATTAAGATATATTTTGATGATGAGTATATAGATGAGAATTATTATGCAGGATTGACTAGAGATTGCACTTTATTTGATGGAAATTTTAGAGTAGGAGTTACAATATGCGACACTTATAAATTAACTTTAAATAAAGAATATGGCGGTCAAATACCAAATATTGTAAAGTTTTATGACGAGGAAAGCCTCGTCAAAACTTTATATATTGACGATTATAGTATAAGTGATTATACAATAGAATTTGAACTAACAGACGCTATGGTTAAATTAAATTTTAACTATGACGCAAGTCCTATAATTTTAGCTAGTGATACAGAGTCAGTTAAATTAATAGATATACTAAAAGATATATGCGAAAAAGCAGAAATAAGCACTGATTTAGAAAGTTTTAATCAGAGTGATTTAGATATTAGTTATTATGATAATACAATTTCAGCTAGAGATTATATAAGCTATATGGCAGAATTAGATGGTTCTTATGCTTATATAACAGCGGATAATAAATTGGCATTTAAGCCTTTTAAAAGTTATTATGAAAAAGAAATAAGCGTAGACGAAATTAGCAAATATTATGTAGGAACTAGTAATAAAATAACAAGAGTATTATTTGATAATGGTACAGAATACTATGAGGGAAAAGATGAAACTGATGACGATATGACGTATTATATAAATACAGATAACGTCTATTGCACTAGTACGGAAGCTGTCGAAAATATGCTACAAAAATTGAATGACCAAGTAATATATAACTTTGAAACTGAAAACTGTCCGATAGAGGCAGAAATAGGAGATATAGTTACCTTTACAGATGGTATTAATAAATATCCTACAATATTTCAATTTAATAGCTCAATCAGTATGTCTGGCGGAGAATGGTTTGGTGGAATTAAATTAGACGTAAGTAGTGCTGAACAAGAAGAAACAGAAATAAGTGGCGAAGAGCAAAAAATAAAAGCTATTAAGATTAAAGTTGATAGAAACGAAAATAAGATAGCTCAAACAATAACAGAAACTGAAAATATAAGAGATGACTTAAATAATAATTATTATACAGTTCAATCAACAAATGAATTGATACAAAATAGTAGTGATGGAATAACCAATACTTTTAGCGAAGCAGGAGGAAATAACGTATTAAGAAATACTGGTTTGTGGTTTGAAAATAACGACGTGGATAATCCTTATGAGTATTGGAATGGAATTGCTAAAAAGACTACGAATGACCAAGCTTCATTAAATACGTCAATATTATTGCAAGAGGGAATTTTTAGTCAAGAACAAGACGTACCAAATGGAAATTATAGTATCAGCTTTTATTATAAAAAATTAAATTCGTCAGCTGTTGCTAGTGTAACAATTAACGATAAAACTTATTCTTTAGATAGCGAAGATTGGGAACAATTTTATACAGGGAAGCAAGATGATAATGGAGATTACATAACTTTTCCAATTTCAGTAAATAGTAAGCATATCTCTATATCTTTTAAAACAGATATAAATAATTCGGTAGAAATTTATGATTTAATGTGTAATAAAGGCACGGTTAAATTAGCTTATTCACAAAATGAAAATGAGGTTACAACAGATACTGTAAATATCTCGAAAGGTATCACGATAACAGCTTCAACAACCGATACAAAATTTAGAGCAAATTCAGATGGTATTAGAATATTAAATAAGAATAATGATGAAAAGATTACAGAATTTACAGATAAAGGATTGACTACAAAAGAAGCTATTGTAGAGAATGAAGCAACAATAGTCAAATTATTAATAAAAGACGTTGACGAACAAACGTGGATAACAAGAATTTAAAAGGAGTGATATAGATGGCGTCATCAACATATGATGGAAAAGAGTTTATTGTAAGTAGCTGGGGTAGTTATAGTTCTACCATGACTTGTACTTGGCAATTATTAAGTCAAAGTATAAGTGCAAATACTAGCACAATAAGATTAAGACACTATTTCTATTGTGGCACTAATAAAACGTCAGGTAGTGGTTATAGCTACTACGTTTGTGATGGACAAACTACTACTTGGAACGGGTATACCATGTACAATGGTTATACCTTAATTCAGACAAAAGATATAACTGTAACTCATAATAGCGACGGAACTTTTCCAGGGAGAACAGTATCAATTTCAGCTAGTGGATATTCAGCTGTCGCAGGTTGTAGCGGTTCTGGAACAATTACAGGAATTGCAACTATTCCAAGGCAAGCTAGTATATCATCAGCTCCTAATTTCAATGATGAAGAAAATCCAACTATCAAATATTCCAATCCAGCTGGGAATAGTGTTTCATCATTGCAAGCTTGCATATCTTTAGCAGGAACAACAGATGATATTAAATATAGGAATATTTCTAAAACAGGAAGCTCATATACTTTTGAGTTGACAGATGATGAAAGAAAACTTTTATTATCAAATACTACGACAGCAACTAGCAGAACTGTAAAGTTTTATGTTAAGACAATAATTAGTGGAACTACATATTACTCTAACGTAAGCAAGACTTTTTCAGTTATAAATGCTAATCCAGAATTTAGTGATTTTAGTTGGAGTGTCGTCAATGATAAATCTAATAGCTTAACAGGAGATAATAAGACAATAATTAATGGCTATTCTGACGTAGAATTAGTAGTATCAACAGAGAATATTGCTAAAGCTAAAAAAGAAGCTACTATAAGCAAATATCGAGGTGCTATTGGTACAAAAACTTTAGATTTTAGTTATAGTGATAGTGAAGAAACTAAAGCAACAATTTCTGGAGTAGATAGTAGTACCATAAACGTATATGCAATAGACAGCAGAAGCAATAGTACTTTAATTTCTAAACAATCAGCAGGTTTCATTAATTATTCAGAATTAATTAAAGGAAATATTAGTGCAGAAAGAACTGAAAATGGAGTAGGAGAAGAGATTACTCTAAGCTATGATGGAACAATAGATAGCGTCAATTTTGGTAGTGTAACAAATAGCATAAAGAAAGCTTATTATACTATTAGAAGATTAGATAGTGACGAAATAATCACAGGAGAAAGTGATATAACTCCAAAAATTAGTGATAATTCATTTTCATTCGAGGGGCTAATAAAAGGAGATACAGACGAAAAAGGTTTTGATATTGGTAGTTCTTACGTGATTACAGTTTACGTTCAAGACGAGTTGAGCATAGTGCAATTTGAAACAAACGTAATAAGTGGTAGACCTAATTTAGCAATTGCTAAAAATGGAGTTGCTATTATGGGCAAATATGATGACGATTTAGGAGGATATTTACAAGTAGGAAAGAAATTATTTCAGGACGCTATAACAGAAACTGGCACTAATTATATAAAATTTAGTAATGGTTATGCTATTGCATGGGGTAGTCAAAAAAAGACAGGGACTTATGATTTACCGATAACTTTTAAATCAGTCTTCGTAGGTTTTTCAACTCCAAGAAATTCTCAATCTACGTCAGCCCACTTTAGTCAATTAGCATTTTCTACCTCAACAGTAACAATAGTAAATTTCTGGGCTACAACTGGAGGAACTATTAATACTGATGGTAGCGTAGGTTCGGATTATGTGGTAATAGGATTAGTCTGATTTGTCAGAAATTTAAAAATAAGATAAACTTAAAGAAGAAAGGATATGATTTGATATGAAGATAATTGTCAATAAGAAGACAAGAATGGTAAATTTATCTAAAAACTATATTGGTAATGATGGCGAAAACTTAGTAGAAAATTTAGAATTTATATTTGAAGATGAGTTCGTAGATGGAACAGCAAGACTAGAATATAAATTAGGAAATAATACGTATTATGCTATGGCTACAAATATTGATAATGCTTATTCAGTACCTGTAAAATCAGTTATGGCTGTAAAAGGCTATATTGATATGCAACTAGTAATTACAGAGAAAGAGAATGAAGACGGAATACCAATATTTAAGAGCAACTCATTTTACGTATATGTAGGTAGTAGTATTAATGCAGAAATAGAAGAACCAGAGGGCTATGATTTATGGATTGATACAGCAAATACTAAATTAAATGAAATAGACGATAAAATAGAAGAAACAGATAATCTTATTTCTGATTTAGAAACAAAATTAAATACTGGATATTTTAAAGGAGAAAAAGGAGATACTGGAGAACAGGGTCCTCAAGGTATACAAGGTATACAAGGCATACAAGGAGAACAAGGCATACAGGGAGAAAAAGGGGACACTGGTATACAAGGACCTCAAGGAGAAACTGGACCTCAAGGGGAAATAGGTCCTCAAGGACCAGTAGGACCTCAAGGAGAAAAAGGAGAAAAGGGCGATACTGGAGATACCCCAGATATGGACAATTATTATGATAAAGAGCAAATAGATGAATTAATAAATTCTATAAGCGTAAGTTCGGACGCTTTAGAAACAAAATATTATACTGGTTCATCTATTGACATAAGAACAGCCGAGAAAGGATACTATATAATTCAGAGTAAGACTTTTAGCATTTACTATTCTGATAGTGGCTATGCGTCATATTCAAAAGGTGTTCCTCTTGCAATTTTAATTGTATTTAAGACTTTTAGTGAAGCTTCAGATAGCGAAAAATTTGCTTTTATATATTCAGCAGATTTGAATAGTAAAGCTTACTATAAAGATGAAGCAAAAAATATGGCTAGAGGATATGAAATAACTAGTAGACCAACAAATATTTTATCAGCTTATGATACAGCTACAATTTATGCAAAATATACTTTTTCCACTTTACCAGAAACAACTAAAGTTCCTACGTCAGATAATCAATTAGCAAATAAGAAATATGTTGATGATAAGATAGCAGAATTACAATCAGCAATTGACGCATTGACGCCAAGTGATGAGTAGATTAAAAAAAGGAGGTGTGATATAATGGAACTAACAGAAATTATAAGCATATCCACTTTTGTTGTTACATTAATTTTAGGTATGATTTCTAAAAAGTCTAAATGGTTTAAAAATCATTTAATACCAATTCAGAATATTGCAATTGGTTTAGTAGTATCTATCATAGAATGGATTATTACTAAAGACTTTTCAACAGCAATAGCTCTTAGTGGACTATTAGCTGGAGGAACTTATGATTTAATTCATAATTTACAAAAACTATTAAAGGAGGAATAAAAATGCTAAAAGGAATTGATATTAGTCATCATCAAAAAGGGATTGATATTAGTAAAACAGGAGTTGACTTTGTAATTTGTAAAGCAACAGAGGGAACGGGTTATGTAGATGAATGTTGTGATACATTTTATCAACAAGCAAAAGCAAATGGAAAGAAATTAGGAGTTTATCATTTCGCTAGGCCAGATTTAGGAAATAGTGCAGAAGCAGAAGCAGAATATTTTGTAAATAATATTAAAGGATATATTAAAGAGGCAATATTAATCTTAGATTGGGAACCAGCTAATGGGCAAATTGCAAATACGACATGGGCTAAAACTTGGTTAGACAAAGTTTATTCTTTGACAGGAATAAAACCTCTTATCTATATGAGTGCAAGCCCTATGAGAACTTACGATTGGAGTTCAGTAGCAGGAGCAGATTATGGTTTATGGGTTGCTAATTATGGTATAAATGACGGGACAGCTCATGAAGCTGTATTTGATAAATACCCATTATCAAATTGGAAATTCTATGCACTATGGCAATATAGTTCTAAAGGAAAAGTATCAGGATATAGTGGAAATATTGACGTAAATATATTTAGTGGGGACGCAAGTGCTTGGAATAAATATGCAGGAGCAAGTTCAATCACTACAACAACTACAACTACAACTACAACTACAACAAAAAAATCAAATGAAGAAATAGCTAACGAGGTTATAGCTGGAAAATGGGGAAACGGTAATGATAGAAAGACAGCTTTAACAAATGCAGGATATGACTATGACTCTATTCAAGCAATTGTAAATCAAAAAGTAGGACAAACAAGTCAAAGTCCAATAACATATTATACTATTCAAAAAGGCGATAATCTTACAAAAATAGCTAAGAAATATGGAACTACTGTAAATCAATTAGTATCTTGGAATAGTATATCTAATCCTAACGTGATTTACGCAGGTCAGAAATTAAGAGTAAAGTAATGGAAGAAAGAATAACAAATTTAGAGGCAAGAGTACAGCACCTAGAAGAAAATAAAAACGACGTAAATACTATCGTAGCCGTGATTTCGAATAAATTAGATAATATTATTCAGAGTATAGATAAATTATCACTATCTCAAGAAAAAAATATTTCAGATTTAAGTGCTAAATACGATAAACTAGAAGAAAAATACGAAAGACTAAAAGAAGAAATTAATGCAAGAACAGATGGTAAAGACGCCGAGAAATGGCAAAAGATAGTACTCACAATTTGTACGGGAATAGTTGGCGTAGTGATTGGCTTAATGTTTAAATAAAAAAGGGGGATTAAATGTTCCCTTTTTGTGTGCTTTGGAGGAAATATGAAAAAAGATATAGACAAATTACTAATAAAAAGTGTCGAAACATACGTTTTTTTACTGTTTATAATTTTTATAATAAAATTGTTAGGCGGAAATTATTTTCAGATGATTTTAAATAATAGACAACTAATATTGATTGATAGAGTTCTTACTAAATTAAATTTAAAAAATATATGGTATGCAATTTCTATTTATATAAACGTATATATTTTAGCTAGTATCAGTTGCAATGATAACTCTAAAAATATGAAGAAATATATACTAATATTTCTACCATTGATTATATTATTTCAATATCTAAAGAATGGAAGCTATATATCAGTGATTTTAGATTTAATTTATCCTTTAATTATAATCTGGATAAGATTAAAGAGATTAAATAAGATAACTATTAAGAATTATGTATTTATGGTTCTATTTATGAATATTATCCAACTAATTAGTATAACTACAAGAGATAATTCTATTACCGTAGCTGGAGGCAATTTCATAGTAGATTTTATCTATAATTTAGATTTCTTGCTAATGCTAATAATTTTATATAAATATTTTTTTATGAAAGGAGTTGAAGATATATGTGGAATGGTAGTTTATTCTGGTTCGCAGAAACTGATTTCATTAAGAAACTTGCTAAAAAAGTCGCAAAAAAACTTGCATAAAAAAAGAAATAAAGAAGAGAAAATAACAAATGCAATATTTATTCCTTTATATATACTTTGGAATTTATTCACTATGCTAGTTATAATTTGTATAGCTAAATTAAATGACGCATTTATAGAGTCTATATTTATTACAATATCATTTTGGATTAATAAAAGAGTCTTTGGAAAACCATTTCATTTTAAAAGTGTATATTTATGCTTTTGTTTTAGTAGTATAGTCTATTATATATTGACAAGGATTACACTTAAAATAGGAACGTCAATATTTATTCCAATATTTTTAGGAGTAGCACTATCTTATTGCACCTCGCACTTAGTGGAGAAACAGCATAAAAAGAAACTTTATAAAGGCATACCAGAAGATGAATTTTATAGTTTAATTCGTAAAGTTACAGATAACGAGTTAACTATAAAAATGTGTAAAGAATACTACGTAGATAGAGAAAAAGAAATTAAAGTTGCAAGGGACAACGGATATTGCGTTGAAAGTTTTCAGAAGAAAAAGAAAAAAGTAAATGATTTAATAAAAGAGCTTGAAATATAGTTCTTTTTTTATGTGTTTTTACGGTTTAGTCAGAGTAAAACAGATTTCAAGAAAGGAGAGATTAAATTGACTTTATTAAGGGAGTCCCCCAGAAAGAATAATAAAGATAGTCTTTCCTTTTTACTTGAAAAAATACAATACATACTAAAAAAATTGGAGGTTATGACAAATGATGAACAATCCGATAAATATTAATAAATTAAAAAGACAACGTGATGAGTTAGATATGTGGATAAATAATTTAGAAAATACAATGCAACAAAGTCCAGTAAATAATTTCATCAATACTAATCAATCATCAAATACCCAAAATAATAGTGTAGAGTGGCGTGTGCTGAATGAAAATGAGGACGTTAGTAATTTATATGTCCAGAGCAAAACGCT